CGGTGAACTGGACCCCGACGAACGGGCGTTCGGCGTAGGTGATCGACGCGACGGGTGGCACTTCGGGGACGAGCCAACCCAGCGAGGCGAGGGCGACGTAGACGGCGCGGGCCATCTCCTCAGCGCCTTCGATGCTGCCTTCGGAGGCGTTGTAGAGACAGGTGACGTTGACGGTGTAGGCGACGGTGCGGGAATGGGCGCCCGAGAGGGCCCACCCGTTCGGTTCGATGACGACGGCGGGGGTGGCCAGGTTGCTCGAGGCGCCGACGTAGCAGTCCCACCCGGTCGCCGCTTCGAGGGCGGTGGCGAGGGCGGTGCGGGCCGCGAGCAGCGGCGCCACTGAGGTGTCCACAGTCATGGTCACAGGAACGCCACCTCCTGCGATGCTGACCCGGCGGTGCCGCCGGCCACGACCCGCGGCGTGCCGACGTACAGGCCACCCAGGGACATGTAGCGCTTGCACAGGTTGCCGGTGATCGCGTACGGGGTGAACGTGGTGCCGTCCGGCAACGTCTCGACCCCGCCCGCGTCGCGGGACGCTTGCCAGACGTGGTTGCAGATCGCCAGCACGTACGCCACCACCGCTTCGGGGGCGCTGGTGGTGTAGCCGTCGCGGATGTAGTGCCGGCACGCCCCCACGGCCTGGTCCCACACCTGCTGCAGCTCGGCGTCGGGGATGGTGGTGGGGGCGCGGAGGAACGCCCGCAGCCGATCCCGGCCCGCGGTCGATCCCTCGACGATGTCCACGCCCCCACCTCCCTTCCCCATGACCCCCGGCCGGATCGGGGGATTGGCCCGGCCGGGGGTGTTCGGTTACAGCTGCGAGAAGTAGCGGACGCCCTTCGCCTGCAGGGTGCGTTGGGCGAAGTAGCCGCCGATGGCGAACCGCACCGACGCGGGGGCGACAGGCTCCATCAGGCGGAACTCGTACGTCGGCGACTCGTAGCGGATGACGTCGGCCCACTTGACCATCACGAACTTCGTGGCGGTCAGCTTGAACGCCAGCAGGCCGGGCACCCCGTACACGTTGAGCGCCATGGCGCCGGTGTTCACGTCACCGGCCGCGTTGAACGCCTGGTAGCCGCGGTCACTGAGGAACTTGTACAGCGGCTCCCCGGCGGTGCCGGTGTCCGCACCCACGGCGACCTGGTACACGTCCGGCGCGTACAGGACCGCGTCGGCGGGCATGCCACGGTTGGCGAAGAACGTGCCCAGCTGCGTGCGGATCGCCTTCAACGCCGAGCGGGGCTCGATGTCGATGGTGTCCGCGTTGGTGGTGACGTCGGTGCCGGTGGTGCCGTTCGCCAGGATCGCGGTGACGGCGGCGCCTTCGGTGACCTGCGCGTAGGACTCCCGCAGGCCGGCCATGACGATCTCGTCGGTGGCCGGACCCCCAGCGTCGAGGGCCTGCCGGGCCACGTCGAAGAGGCCGTGGTACCAGATCGGCGTGACGGTGGCGGACCCGACGGCGAGCTCGGCCTGAGCCGGGTTCGTACCCTCAGTGGAGGCGATGACCGGCTCACCCGACCCACCGTCGGCGAAGCTGGAGGTGAAGGTGGGGATGACCTGCGGGCGCGGGTCAGCGATCGCGACACCGGGGACCTGGTCGGCGATGACGCGGGGGAACTTCAGCTGCGCCGCGTAGTGCGCCAGGTCGTACGTGTTCGGGATCAGCAGCGTGGACCGGACGGTGGGCTCGTTCGCGGCGGTCACCTGCGCCTTGATGCCTTCGGGGACGTCCCCGGCGGTGAGCAGGTTCTTCCCGCGCGGCCCCTTGGACGCGGCCAGCTCGGCCATCATCGTGGACGCCTTGCGGACGCGGGCGCCGGCTTCGGTGTGACCCTCCGAGGCGGCGGTGATGTCGTGGAAGAACGACCGCCCCTCAGCGCCTTCGTAGCCGTAGGGGAACGGTTCACGCTTGACGCCGTCGAGGGGGTGCCCGGCGGCGGTGAGGTTCGGCCGCAGGGTGCCGGACGCGGCCGCTGGCGCGGGGGCGTTGGGGTCGCCGGCTGGCATGGCGAGGGACTGGTTCAGCTGCGAGACGGCTTCGGTGAGGTTCGTGATGACGCCTGACAGGACGTCGTCGGGAACCTCAGCCGCGGTGACCTTGGCGTCAGACATCGTTGCTTCCTTCGGTTGGGCGGCCGCCACCTCGCTGATGCGGGCGGCGGTGAATGCGGGGGTCTCCACCAGGGCGACCCGGCGAAGGATGCCGGGGTTCGCGGCGGTGACCGTGTAGGTGCCATCGTCGGAGCGGGTGACGTTGTCCAGCTCGGCCTCGACGGACAGGCCCGTCCGTAGGCCCTCCTCGGCTTCGGCGAGGGCCTGGTCCCCGTTGGGGCCGGCGATGACCTTGAACGTGCCGACGATCCCCTCGGCGGTGGCGACCAGGTCACGCGCGCGGCCGGCGAACACAGGTTTGGAGCCGGTGTGGTCAATCACCAGCGGGATGGAGTTGGCGTCGTCGTAGGTGAGGGACCCTGCCTCGAACGTCAGCTTGGCTGGTTCACCGTCGAGGGCGGCGGTGCCTTGCTGCCCGAACGGGACGACCAGGCCGACGATGCGCCGCCGGCCCTTGTCGACGGAGGCGGTGGCGGTGAACGATGCGCGGACGATGCTCACGCGGCAGCTCCCGGGGTGGGGGTGGCGATGCGGGTGGTGAACGCTGACGGGTCGAACGTGACCCTGGCGCCGGCGGGGGTAACGTCCGGCATGGACAGCCGCTGCTCGATGGGGGTCAGGTACACGGCCAACGCCTCGAACCTGCCGAGGCGACGGTCTTGGGCGTTCTGGTAGGTGAGGCTGGTGCCCTGCTGGGGGGCGCCCACCTCGATCGGGTCCAGGTTCAGCAGGCGGGCCATCTCGATCGCGTCTGTCTGCCGGGCCTCCAACATCTGCAGCTCTCGGGCGGTCCAGCCGACCTGCTCCACCGCCACGCCGGCCACGTACACGGGTTTGCCGGTGGCGGCGGCGGTGGCCATGGCGTCGATGTGGTCCTGGGCTTCGGCCTGGGTCATCGGCTGTTCGCCGGGCAGGTCCGTCAGCACGGTTTGCGGCTTCGGGTTGTTCGCGTAGCGGCGGGCGGCGCGGATGTTCGCCAGGGCCGTTGAGATGGCTTCGGCGCCGCGGGACAGGATCGGCTCGACCACGCCGGGGAACCGCACCAGGGAGGCGGGGTCGGCTTCCTGCCCGTCTACGCGGACCTCCCCGGTGCCGGTGTCGACGACGACGCGGTACGGGTCCAGCCACCGGCACGCCTTGGGGAACCCGGAGGCGTAGCGGTCGGTGACCGCCCACCACGCCTCCGCGTAGAACACCAGCGAGTCGACGGTGCGGGAGATGGTCCAGCCGGGTGGCATGTCGGGGTCTAGCCGGGCCAGGAACTGGTTCGCGTCCGAGGCGGGGGCGGCCTGGTCGGTCGACAGGGGCAGGCCGTTCGCCAGGCCCACCAGCAGCTGCACCCCGTTCGACAGGGCCGGCACCTGCAACGCCGACGCGCGGTCGACGGAGGCGACATCACCCAGGCCCGTGGACGGGAACCCGGCCAGTGACAGCAGGGCGCGTTGGGTCGCGGGGGACACAGCGGTGATCCCGGGGGAGCCGAACAGGGCCGCGTCGAGCCGCTGCATGGCGTTACCGACACGTCCCACGGGCGCATTGTCCCACCCGTATCCGGCTACGTCATGCAGACACGCCCTAGCCGGTGGCGGTGACCGGTTTCAGCCTTGGGCGGGTGGTGCGGGCGACGTAGGCGGCCATCGCGACCGCCTCCGCGCCGGCGATAGGGCCGGGGGAGCGGACCCGGGAGAAGTACCAGAACCCTTCGGTCTTGGCGTCCTGCCGGACCGCGTTGGCGAGGTGGTCGGTGAGCAGCGCGGACCCGTCGTGGACGATGTCCCGGGTGTTGACCAGGTCTAGCAGGTGCTGGCAGCTGGTGAAGAACTTGACGCCTTTCAGGTCTTCGATGGGTAGCCGGACGCGGGTGAGCTGCGCCGACACGCTGCCCGACGTGTACGTGTTGAGGATGATGCGGCCAGGCCGCAGCCGCTCATAAGCGCGGACCACACCTTCGGCAACGTCACGGTCCGTGACCACCGTGGCGCCTTCGGCCCGCCACCCCTCCACCAGTGACACGCGGACCTTGCCGGTGTCGGGGTCCTGGTCGGCGGCGACGATGACCGCGGCCCGGCCGTGGGGGTCCTGACCGACCGCGAGGACCAGCGTGCCCCGGTCGGGTTGGGGCGGCAGCTGCCCGGTGAGGTTCTCCCACTTGGCCCGCCCGATGGCTGACTCCAGCGACCCGGTCACCCACCGGCACAAGCGCTCGGTGACGAACTTGGCTTCGGTCATCGCTTCGCGGTCGTCGGCGACGGACTGCGCGGTCACCCACGGCGCCGGGTTCGCCTGCTGCCAGCTGGCCGGGTCGTCGATGGACAGGCCGGGGTCGCCGGACCACTCCGCCCACGCCAGCCGGCCGGTGCGCTTGGAGTCAATGGCTTTGACGGCCTGGTCCCGCCACCTTCGCAGCAGGTGGCTGGTCACGTCGCCCGCGTTGGACGTGACGACCGTC